ATATGGTCTTTTGTATTCTAATTGTGTCGGGCTTGACAATCGTCTTAATTCTTATCACATCGTGATTCCTATATACAATCGTTTTAACGCCATCTTTTTCAATTGTGAGGGTATCTATCGTTTTTGTGACGAAAGTGTCTGTAATGGTCACGGAATCGGTTAAAATGATGGTATCAATTACATGGGTGGTTGGTTTAATGATGGACGGATCCTTTTTGATGGCTTTTTTCAAGTGCCACTGTGCTGAACATCCCGTTAACATCACCAAAATGATGGTTGCCTTTGTGAACAACTCACACTTGACCTTATTGATGGTTTTCAATTGCGTCATGTAATTGGTCAATTTCTTGACCTTTTCATCCTTTGGCTTGTATGTCTTTTTTACAAGTTCCACGATACATAGTTTGATGGGTTGGTGTTTGGGTATTCACCAGCTTCTTGGTTCTCGGTGTATTGTGAGAAATACTGTGGGTAGTAACTCAAATAATCCACAACCCTTCTTCGGTAGGTTTCAGCGATGTTTCTTTGGCGTTGAACCAATGTATCTATCTCACTTTTATCGGGCAATGTGGTATTCTCTGGGGAATTTCTAACAATACCCGCATTGCTCACCTCATAACCATGAAATAAAAGGAAATCCGCCATTGCATAGTGAATCAACATGGGTTGTACATAATGAGAAACCAAAGTTTGATAGTTGCCCGTCAATGTACCATTTTCCACTTGGGTTAAAATGTACCGATACAATTTTGTTCCCAAAAGTTCTTGAACCTGGATGTCTTGACTGATTTTTACAAATGGATAGATTTTATCTACATCCACATTACCCCCAAGTTGGGTGTATTTGAAAATCAATTCCTTGTCAATTAACAGTATGTCATCGTTTGCGTACATCTTATTTGTTTTTTAATGATCCTTTATTTGGCATATCTATGGGGCGTGTCTTTGCCGTGTTCCATCCGCTTGGTGAGAATGGTACACCCGCATTATCCGCACTTTTATTTGATACTTCGTTGTAATTATCCAAATCCCTATTATCCCCAACCTCGTTTGGTTGTTTTGGTAGGAACTTACCTTTGATTTGTTTGCGTTTGAAGGTCAATCGTTCCCATCTATGGTGGCAATTTACACCGCCTTTGTACTTCCATATTGAATAGGAACTTTGACCACTTGGGGCGAATTGTCCGTTTACCCCCTCATCTCCCATTTGGATGATGTCCTCCCTACGGAATATCACTCCGCTTCTCGCTTCTTGAACCATTGTAGAGCAAAACAAACGGCTTTTATCGGAGATGAAATCAGGTCCATAACGATAACGAATCTTGTAAACCCCTTTGTCATCATCTGACTTTTTATTTGGGTTGTCATACGCAAGGTTAAATCTTAATTCTTCATCCGCATCCGTAACCTCTTGAACATCAATTAATTCCCATTCATCGGTGTTAATTGTTTCGCCTTTGCCTTTCAAATGTTCTAACCACGAATGTTCATCGGATTCCAACATTGTACCTTCAAAATAGGAATAACAAATGGCGGTGGCTTGGTCGGTGTCTTTACCCTCACGAACCACAATAGGAATACAACGCCCTAAAAAATCATCCTTGGATTCACCCGCATTGGGCTTTACCAATTCAATCTTTTTTTTTTGAGATGCCAAGGTCACGCCAGTTTCTTCCTCACGGGTTTCGTCATCAATGATGTTGCCACTCAAATCAGTAAATTCCAAAGGTTGCAAGGTCTTGAAATAAAGATTCAAATTGTATCCATTGAAATTTAACACCTTGGTAACGGCATCAATAATCAATCGTTGGAAAGGTCGGATAACAACATTATCAAATAGGATGGCAGCGGATTTTAATTCATCCGCATTATTCCCAAATCCCGTACTATCCTTAATTCCCAAAAGTAATGGCGATACGATACGATGTGCCACCATGATTTTCTGCATGGATTCTTGGGATAAGAATTGATATTGGTTGTGGGCATCACTCAATTGAACGGGAGTGATATCCGCACTTGAATCCTTGCCGTCATTCCATGAGATAATAAATCTTCCCGCATTGCTTGATCCACCAAACTTTTGTTTGATTTGGGCTTCAATCGTGTCTTTAACCTCTGCGGGTGGTTGCCCGTTGTTAAAGTTTATCAACATTGATGGGGCTAACCCATTCATGATGTTGTTAATGTGAAAATTGGAAATCTCGGATTCCAAGTTTGCATATTGCGTACCTCCTTGGTAATCCACTGGTGCGAAGTAAAACGAACCCGTAGAATATGGTTTGATGGTAAGAATACATTCGTTTGCGTTTTGGTCATAACCAAATGCCCTGAATTCAATCGGGTTATGGTTACGCTTTATATTCGCCCAATCGGGGCAATAATAGTATTTCTCAATCTCACCCTTATCGTTGCATTTAGCGGGGCGAAGGGTTTGTTGTGGAAAGTGCTTGGCTTGGACATACTTCTTCCGATCCTTTGACTTAATGAGCTGGAATGACGCTTGTCCTAACATCTTCAAATCCATTGCAACGGCACGAATATCATCCGCACTGAATAACTTTTTGAATTCAATGTATCCTGGCAAATCCTTTGATGCCCGTGTAACATCCAACCCCTTGCCAAAGATTTGGTCAACCGTGCCTTTAATACACGCATTGTTGGTGGGTGATGAATGATAAAGGTCAATCAAGTATTGGTAGTAATTATTGTCATCCCCATACTGAACCCAATCTTTGTTCTTTTGCTCAATGATGGATGGTGCGGTGTATGACTGTAATTGTATAAATTCTAAACTCATAATGTTTTCCAATTAGGCGTACCAGGTGAAGTGGTGGTAAACTGCTTCCAAGTGTTGTAAATGTTTGTTGTTCCCGTAATCCAATACCCCAATACCTCCCACATCAATACCTGACCATTGTAAACACGGAACAATAATTCATCGGTGTTCTTTGCCACGGCATTGATGTTTGTCAAAGATGGTAAATTCATTGTGATAAACGAATAGGATTTCACACACGCAGTGGTGGTGGATACCATCGTCTTGGTGGGTTTATGCCATACCTCAATCGTTGCCGTTGATACGCCTTCAAAATCCACGAATGGGGTGAAGGTTACCGTTGTAGATGAATTGTTGATGTGCATATCAAATAAAACGAATTTAAGGGATTTTGTTACAAAAGAAAAACCCCCACCGTTGGGTGAGGGTTAATCTAACTATCAAACTAAATCTAAATTAAGCCGCAAGGACTGGGGTAACTACGCTTGAAATTTCAGAGTAATTATCCGCATCAACGGGTGCGGGAGGATTTGGTTCGCTTGACATGAAAGTCAAAGTGTTCAAACGAGCATCACCCATTTGTACACCCCATGATGATGTTCCGCCATTGGCATCACAACCCAAAGTTTCACCAATCAACCAAAATTGGTCATTTCTATCCCACACGATGATTTGCCATCTACCTTGTGCCAATACTTTCAAAGTATCCATATCGGCATCGCCAGTTACGGGTGTTTTACCGCTTGGTTTGAATGACAAAGTAAATGTAGTTTCATATGCGTTTGTTCCGTTGTCACGAGATGCAACAACGGCAGTTTCCATGGTTGACAAACCCTTCAACTCCCAAAAAGGTGCTGAAATAGGGGTGGTGTTTGCACCATTGTCAATCAAGGTTACCAAACCAGTTCCGCTTTTTGTTACACGGTTAGCAAATTCAAATGGTACAAAGAATGCACCTTTCAAACCACCCACAAACTGCTTACATGGTTCGTATCTTCCTAATAATGTTCCACAACTTGGCATTTTATTTCTATTTTATTGGTTAAAAAAAAGGGGTGGGTGTAATCGCCCACCCCCGTGCTTTTATTTTCTCAAATGATTAGGTTACATTGATTACAACTTGTTGAGTTGGGTTGGTTGCAATGATACCACCAGTGAAACGCATGATTACACGAACATTTTGTGAACCATCAATATCACTCATATCAATTACCTTAACCTCGTTGTAGTCACTCAACAAACCAGTACCGAAGTGCAAATCTGACTTCATACCCAATACGCAATCGTAGTCATTAAGACCAGGACACATAGTTACGGGGATACCTTGGAAGTTCATTGGCTTCTCACCAACATAGAATTGGAAGTTGTAATTACCAGCAGACAAAGCAGCTTGGTATGCCTTCATTGTACCAGGACCAACATAGTATTGGAAACCTTCTTTTCCGTACAATGCTGCGGGTGAATAATCCAATGCCTCTTGCAAACGAGCAACAACATTTGATCCACTTGTAGCACCAGAGAAAGGACGAACGATAGCAGAGTTATCAATCAAGTATTGAACCATACCACCAGTGTACCAAAGGTTTGATTTCCAAATACCAATTTCGTTGGCTTGGGCTACTTCGGCAGCGGTTTGAGCAATTACGAATTCTTCAAATGTTGGGGGCATTTTTTCAAATGCAGAGAAACCCGCTTGTGCTGCTTCCCAAGTGGTACGCAATTGATTTTTACACAACTGCAAGTTCACTTGTTTTTCAAGGGTAGTCAACACATATTCTCCCAAAGTTACTGAACTTGAATCGGTGAAATCACAAGTTGCAGCATCAATGCTGATTGAGTTTTGGTAGTTACGGATAACTTCTTTGTAAGCCACATTGGGGTGCAATGTGATAAGTTCCTTTGCCAAGGTTTCGCCTGACAACAGAGCAGCCGCAATGTATTTGTTGCTAAACAAACCCGCATAGGTGTTTGGCGATACGGTTGGACCACTCAAATGGGTTTTGATTAAATTATTTTTCATTTGTGTGTTTGTTAAAAAAGTTGATTAAATACTCGGTCGGTGATGGTTTCGCTACGCTTTGCACCCAACTTGTAATGCAATTTGGATTCATTACCAGCTTCGGGGTTGAAAGGAGTGTGTGGGGCGGGTTCGTTTGCCAATCTCTCGTTCAATTCAGCGTTCTCGGCTGACAATGCAACCTTTTCGGCTTCCAATGCACTTAAACGGGCTTCAAACTTCGCTTCAAGTTCTTTGATTTGTGCGCTGAAATAAGATTCCTCCATTTCGGTTTTGGTTTTAACGGTTTTCTTTGGCTTTGCCATTTCCTCCTTGATTTCCTCCTTCATGATGTCGTTTTCGGCTTCAACTTCCTCAACAACTTCTTCTTCCTTGATTTCGGCTTCCTTTTTGGCGATTTCAACGATTACACCATTTTCATCAACCTCAACGATGTTGCCATCTTCCATAGCAAATTCACCAGCGGGTGCGGGGATTTTACCATCTTCGGTTACGATGAAAATTGCCTGACCTACCTCAAAGGCATCGGCTTCAAAAACGGCTTGACCATCTTCGGTTTTTACTTGTTCCAACTCCACGGCAACGGGTTCTTGAATACCCAATTTTACCATGATGCGGTCCAAGATTGATTCTGCGTTCATACTCATATAACTTTATTTTTTAATGTTGTTAGATTTTTGGTATTCAATCAACATGGCTTTCACCTCATCCAATAATGATGGTTCTTTACTCATCTTCATTTTGTCTGCGAAATACCCTTCAATGCTGAATCCTTTGAACTTGCCATCCTTGACATCGTTCCACACTTGGTCATTGGTTACTTTCAAACAACCCATCCATGTGCCTACGGGATCCGTCATGCCATAAATGGCTGACTTGTCCTTTTCCATATCCTCCTTTAACCAAGTTTCAACCATGCAAACACCTTGTACCGATAATTCGTGTTCAATAGTTGCATTGGCTTGGTTGCCTTTCATCAAGAACATTTGTGATGCCTTGCGAACGGTATCCTTTGAAAAGTAAATGTAGAATTCATCCAATTCACCATCAATGATTTGTTTGCGGTAAATGGGTTTATCTGGAATCAATATAGGACCCATCAAGATGCGTTTTTCTGCATCTACCTTGGCAAACTTTACTTCATGGGATTTCAACGCAACAAAATTGGATTCAATGGCGGGGGCTTCCACGATGCTTATCGCATCAATGCCACTTGCCATTTGTTGTTCATCCAATATGAGTTCAACGATTCTCATTACACGCTTTTCACTGTTGAAACAATCCCTTTGATTGATTTGATATCACGAACTCTCGCATCTAATTTGTCGAACATTCTTTTCCAATCTGCGGGTAATTCGGTGATGCCATATTTCTTCAAATCGTTCAATATATTGACTTTTGATTTGGCAATAACATCACGATATTTTGCAACTGATTCACGAACCTTGTTTTCTTCTTGTTCCAATTTAATTGCATATGTTTCCATCATGCCAAGACCATTGCGATATTCTTTTTCAATTGCTGCCAATTCATCTTGGTATGTTGCCAATTCCACTTTAACTGCACCTAATTCAACTTGGTTAACGGCACTTGATGCCATGAATTTTTCAAATGATGTTTTCATATTCTATATAACGATTTATCCAGGGAATGTTGCGTTTTGTTGGATTCTGCGGTCAAGGGCTTGTTGGGTACTCATGTCCGTTGCCACTGCATACGCCTTGATTGGCTTTTGGTTTTGTTGTGCCAATGACCTTGCAATCTGTGCTGATGGGTCGGCTGAACCACCCACGATTGAAACACTTGGTCCACTTGGTGTTGCCGATGCGGTATCACTTGCACCTGGAACGGGAACGGATGTCATTTTACGCACATTTGCAAATCCCGCTGCGATGATTGCCGCTGCATTGATATACCCAACGGGAGTTCCCGCACCCGCTGCCAATGCCTTCGTTGCACCCGCATATGTATCAATGATTGCACCCGCTACGGCAAGTGTTTTAGCCGTTGCAGTTTCTTCGCCTACGGCATTACCCAATGCAGATAACGCATTTGATGTGGCATCGTATATTGCCATCTTCGCATCAAATTCCTTTTGTGCCAAATCTTTCTTTTTGGCTTCCTCATCCTTGGCAATGTCAATTCGTTTGTTTGCCAATTGTAATTCCAAATCGGTTGTTGATTGCCCCGCATCTTTTCGGGCTTGGATTTGGTTTTGCAATCGGTCTAATTCCAATTGTTGCAATGCGTTTTGCAAGTCCTTTTCATTTTGGATGGTTTGGGTTGCCAATAACTGTTGTTGAGCAAATGAATCATCAATAAACTTTTGTTCATCAGCAAATGCCTTTTCCTTGAACGCTTTGTCATCCTCCAATCTTTTCTTTTCTGCATCCTCGGTGATTTTGGTCAATTCCGCCTGATACTTTTTATCCGCTTCCGCTTTTAACCGATTCTTTTCCTTTGTATTATATTCACTACGGGCAATTTCTCTTTTGGTGTTTTCATTGTCCAAACGGGCTTGTTCTTTGGCTCGTTCCTCATCGTTCTTAATGGATGCAAGGTAATTGGCTTGTTCTGCACTACGGATAGCATCCGCTGCATCAACACGGGCTTTGCGATACTCTTTCGCTGCGTCCGCTCGTTCCTTGGCTTGTTGCTTTTCCTCGGCATCTAACTTTTTGCCTTCACGATTAAACAATCTCCGTTTCGCTGCCAATTCCGTTTCTGCATTTGCCACAGCAATAACCGCCTGACTGATTGCCTTCTTGGATTCCTCGGTTGCACCATTAATTTGTTGGTCTAATTTCGCTGCCTTCAATCGGTCTTGTGCAAACTTCAATTCCTTTTGTGCTAACAATGTTTCCTCCTTGCTCACACTTGCCAATGCTTTTCTGCGTTCACTTAATGATGCGTTTGAATCCGATAACAATTCACGGGCTTGTGCCAATTGCTTGTTTTGTTTGGCTCGTAATTCTCCCAACGCTAATTCTTGATCCTCCAATGCGTCATTCAAATCCGCTAACTTTCTACCCTCCTCCGCTGCGTCACTAAACAACCCAGTCACCAATTCTAATGCACTCCCTAATCCATCAACCAACATCACCGCCAAACTTGACACGGTTTCAACCAATGGTTTCAAAATAGCAGAAAATGCACCCGTCAAACGAGATAGTGCATCCATGCCATCTTCCGTCTTGGATAACGATTCTTTTAACGCCACAAATACACCAACCAATCCAGCAATAACCGCACCGATAGGATTGGCTACCAATGCCAACATTGAACGACCTAATCCAATTAAGGATGTTGATGCATTGCCCACCACACCTGGCAAGTTGCTGAATTGGTCACCAACATCTTTTAATTTATCACCAATTCCGCTGAACGCCTGTTTGGTTTGTCTTGCCAAACGAGTAACCGCCCCTTCGGCTTTGTTAACATCTTTGGTGTCAACCTTTATTTCATAATCTATTTCTTCTGCCATGATATTTGCGTTTAATTGTGCGTTTTAATTGTTTGAATGTATGTACATATTGGTGTTTACCCTTGGCAATTTCCACTTCATTGGATACCCCATACCATTCTTGTGATTGCAATAATTGAATTATTTGTGTTATCATTTTTTCAATACTAAAAAGTTTGCAGATGTGAAATATACGGTGTGGCTTCCACCCGTTCTTGGCTTCCATGCCAATGTTACTTCATCCGTTGGTGAAAGGTCTAAAATGGTGCTAAAATTCACAATGCCATAATCGGATGCAATTGCCCCATATCCCGTTGTTTGTATTCCGTTTACCAATATCGCCACCGTAGTATGGTGATTCCCTGATTGTTCCAATTCAACCATTGCCGTGAACTTGTATTGTCCACCATCCGTACATACATATTTTGATGGATTCAAAGTATATGTGATATTATCAACATACCCAATCGTTTCAACTTCTTCCATTGGAATGGTTGCCCATATTGTTGAATCCGTTGTTGATGGTCCACTCAAAACCTCCCGATACATTGTGATTTGGTTGAACTGCAAAATGGATTGAACATTGTTCACTTGCTGAACCAAACTGAATACATTGTTTTGATTGTAATCAATATCTTGGTTGGTATCCAAGTAATCTTGACCATTGAACTTGTATGAATTCATGATACCCTTCGCCACGGAATAATCCTTCAAATAAGATTCACCAAATGGTGTTGGGGTTACATTTGTAAAGTCGGGTTTTTGTCCAGTGGTTGTGAATGACAATATCTCAACATCGGGGTATGTCACCAATTCAAGATTGGCAATTTCGGTCAACATATCGTATTGAACGGATTGTAATTTGTAGTAATTGGATGAAATGGCGATGGTGTCGTTCAATTCCAGCTTCAACCATTCCCCTACGGGCAACACTGCGGTCATTTTAACCACCCTTGATTGCGTTGAATACATACGGGATAGGTATTCACTCCAATACATTTGATACATTGAATTTACGGGGGCATCTCCACGCAATGACAATTCCAATCCAAAGGCGTTTGAATAACTTGTGGATAAAGTTGGGTAATCCGAATATGGTGTCATCAATGGCAACACATATTGATTGACATTGTCAAAATAATAGGGATCGGAAATTGATTGTTTACCCCCATAGTAAAATAAGGTGTAATCTTGTTGTACTGGCTTGGCATCCGAATCCATAAACACGGGGATGTTCAACTCCGTTTTGCGTACAATTTGACCATTGGCATTCACCTCATTCATGGCTTGTGGTGCGATGACATGGAATGGGGTTTCAACATTGAATTCATCCGTTGGGTAATCAATCACGGGCATAAACTTAATACTCCCAAATTCCCGTTGGTTGATTTGTTTGTAGTAAGCATTCGCCAAACAAGTTGATTCCTGATGTGTAAATGATACATGGCGTGGGATTGGAATTTTATCGTGTTGAATATCTGTAATGTCCACATATTCAGTCCAATTCTTGGTTGTTCCAAGTGCATACCAATCTTGAAGGTTATGAATCTCAATGGTTTTATCACTTGTTGGAATTAAGATGCAGTTATATGCTTGTAAAACACCATTTACAAAGTCCTTAATGGGTTTTTGTGGCATTGCATCGCCCATGTCAATCGTATTCCCTTTAATGCCTTGTGGTGCTATGTCACATTCAAATTGAATTGATGTGGTTGTCCATGTTCCCGTGGCTACATATTTCACCGATACAACATCACCCGTGGACAATGCTTGGTTGAAAGTAAACGATGCGGTTGGTGGTGGTAAAAATCCCGTTGTGAATGTTCCCGTTGCGGGTGCATATATTTTTCTTCCGTTCACAAAAAATGCAAATTGTAAATTCTGCAATGGGATTCCAGGTGCAGTCAAATCGTTCAATGTAACAACAAACCGATATTGCCCACCTCTATTTGCCGTGTAATTGCCAGATGTTGAATTATAATTGCCCGATGGGTTTGTAACTACTGATGAAAATACTAATGACTTATACGATAACGATGCGAAGATTGTACCCGTGAATGTTTTGGGTGCTACATACGCTTCAAATGTTCCTGGCAATGTGTATTCGGGATCATACAACGGACCAGCGGTTTGCATTGGGAGGATGTACAAATCATCCATTTCAGGTCGTGTTAAAAACGCACCACTTAATGTATAACCGATTGAATCAAACACGGTGGTAAGCATAGCCCGTAAACGGATTGATGGTCTTAAATCATCAATTTCAACACCACGGGGATCCCGTATGTTTCCATTTACTCCCGCCATTTTGGAATATCTCCAACCTTGGTTGTAATCTGCTATTGTCCAAAGAATATCCCCACTCAATAATGCTTGATCCCACGATGAAAGGATATTGGAATAATTCGCCACATGGTCATATGCACTCCAATCAACCTCGTTCATCAATGTTTCACCCCAAGCATCCAATATCTTTTTGGTTGTGCCATAAAAAATGATGTTGTAAAGTTGTGGTAATCCATCCTTGAACTTGCATCCAATCAATTCAACCCTACCTTCAAACACGGGTAATCCATTAATGAAGATAGTTGCGTTTTTACCAATGTTTGGATTCCATGCCCCCATCACCAAATTCTCATCAAACCAGTTAGCAAATATGGCGTTGTTGGTTTCGGATGCGGGGATTTGGAAATCTTGGGTGTAATCAGTCCAAATGGTAGAAAGGTTTTGAAGGTCTTTTAATTGTCTTGTCAATGGTACGGATTCATCGTTAAACAAATCCACTGGCATCAAGTAACTGAAAGTGCCTCCAAGGGCTTGTAGTTTCTCAATGCAACATTCTTGACCTTCAATATACCCTGATACAGTTCGTGCGTTATACGCCACCATTATAGGCGTAATCGTATCCGTTGCGCTATCTTGTATGGATAAACTAAACCTCATCGCACAATTTTATTAATCTTGGGTTGGTTGTATTCAAGTTGGATGGTGTATAAAATCAATTTCTCATTCAACCTTGTTTTGTATTCAAATGCGGTGTCAACCACACGGGCTGAAAGTATCTGCGTTCCATTTATCAACACATTTTGTGAATAAAAAATTTGCTCAACTACATCAACATCGTTTTGGCTTATCCAATCCGTGTTCACCGTCATGGTTTGAACGCTATTCAACAAATAAGGTGTGGTGATTGCCACGCCATATGTCCACGCTTGTGCAAGGTCGGTTTGTTTGTAAATTGGTTGTTGGTATTTCTCCGAACTGATATTGTAAGTTGATTTGTGTACCCCATTGAAAAGGAATGAATCATACACGCCATATCGGTTTAGGAATAACACATCTTCTTGACCATACTTGTTTTGGCAAACAAAATCCACGGGAATAACGATGTCATCGCCCGTTTTAACGAAAGTAATGTTGATGTCCGTACCCCATGTACCACCCGCAGTGATTAATTGCTTTAATTCAATTCCTTGAATGAGCTGGTCTGAACCCGTCACCGTGTTTGGTGTAATGGTTGCCGTTCCACAAACGATGGATGTAATTACACTTGCATCATACCACAAATATGCGGTGGTGGTTTCCGTTGTCAATGTGACTTGTGTTTTGTCGGTGAATACATATTTGGTTGGGTATCCTTGGTTGAACCCTTCCGATGTGTACGCATATCCCAAAGTTGCCAACACCACATTTGATGTCACATAACTTGTGTAAGTCCATGTCGTTCCAACCAAGTACGCACCACGAACCTTTACCGCAACACGCTTTGCACCACTCCCGATATTGGGTTTGTATGTTCCATTGGTTAAATAATCTTGTGTCAATTCTTGTTCAACCAATTTATGGATGTCAATCCACCCACGCCCACTTCCGTATTGGTCGGGTTTTCTTTGGATGGTCCAATTGGGTGAACCTGGAAGCGTTGTCGTGCCACTCCATACATAAACCTCGCACTCATAATAAAATGAATCCGATGTGTACAAAGCATCGTAGAATTGATAAATCAATGGGGATTTTGCCCCACATATAGATTCGGGTTGTTGATTGAATATCATCGCTTAAATCGGTTTTTAATATCTTGTGCCATTGCTTTCGTCAACGCCTTGTTGAATGATGGAAGTATCTCGGTTCGTGACATTTGCACAAATGGGAATGGTTCAATCCCAAAGTGTTTTATTTTTCTATTCATCAAATAACGCATGGATTCCGCAGTTGCCTTTGATTTGAATCTTCCCGTTGACAAATCACGGGGTTGGATGCGTTTCATCTTTGTCCAATTACGCATTGAATCAAGTGGGATTCCCTTTCCTGGCTTTCTCCCATTTTGAACCCAATCCGCAGTTTTACTCATCGTGATTCCCAAGGTCATTCCTTGTGGGTTTGGTTGTATGGAATTTACAAGTTGACCACTCGCCACATAGTTGCCACGGAAGGTTTTTTTTTGAACGGATATGGGTGTCCACCCCTCACCAACCTTTTTCCACTTGGAACGAATGGATGTTCTTGGGCGTTTGATTTCAAGCAATGCCCGTGCAGCGATAGCCCACTTTTGTGAGTATTCCGCAACAACTTGTTCGCTATTCTTAAACGCAATCGCCATCCGTCACCCAAGGGTTAATG